TGTGATGCTTGTACCGTCGACTTTCACACAACCCAAAACGGTTGTTGTTGCTGTTGGAAGCGTTAGCGCGTGGGTGTGAGTGCCTGCACTTACCGAGTTGGTTGTGGCATTCGTAATTGTTGATGGAGTGCCCATTGTAACGGTTCCAGTGCCGGTAATGGTTGTGAAGGTCATTCCGTTGCCAGCGGCAACACTGGTAACAGTACCGCTTCCACCACCACCACCAATAACTATTTCATTAATTTTATAGGCTAAAATTTCCCACGCCGATCCGGTGTAATGAAGAATGTCGTTTTTTTCCGATACTAAATCATAAATAGTACCATCTTCAGCAGCAAGATAGCAATCATCGGCGCTGGGAGTTGCTGGCGTTTCATCGTCGGTTGCAGCAAAGCCAATGAGGTTATATGTTGTATAATACGACCTCATGATGAGATTTGCAAGCTCTATCGAATTCTGGTCGATTTGACCAGATATGGTTGCGAAATTCGCGCCGCTGTGAAATACTTTATTCATAATTATTTAATTAACCCATTCAACAGTCATATCTTCAAAAATCATCGTACTGGCATATAATGGCAAATCGCTTCGAAACGAAAGGTGATGAAATACAGAACCGTTTGCCGGCCCGTTCATACACTCCGCACTTTCGTATCGACCCGATCGATTCCACAAGGCATCAATCAACTCGTTGAACTTTGATGCTGTTAGTTTCGAAGGATCTTCGAACAACTGCTTTAGCCGATGTCGGGAATTGATTGACATTAATACTTGTCTACGTGTGCTATTTCAAACTCAAACTCAATTGCTTTCAGGTCTTCGGAGGTGGTATCGATACTGAAAGTACCTGGTTTGATTATTACCGGTAGCAATGCGAAATCGGTAACTGAATTAATTATATAGCGATCGGTTTTCCACCATACATACGGTGAGCTGAGGAAATCGAGAAGTGCGCGGCGTTGCTCAAGCGACATGAAACCTGTGTTGCATTTAAACCGCCTGGCAATTGTTTTCCGGTCTGAGATTTTTGTTGCTTCCTTCGATGTTGGTGATACCGGCAGGCGGCGGGTGTAGGTTTCTCCAGAGGTTTCAGGATCTTCTGAAAATTCGCCAGTACAATGCAACAGATCGACACCTCCAGAATTGTTCACATAATAGAATTCATTTATCGTTTCGTAATATACTGTATCGTTGTTTATCACAAAAACATTACCAATTCCTCCAGATGTTTTCCTGATAGAAATTACATGTTTTACAATTGTAGTTTCATTATGAGTTTCTGGTATGTCTGTCCAACAAGCAATGTTTGTATTGATTTCATACAGTTTTGTCGATGACCACGTTTGTATGAATGTTTCTTGCATTGTACTTCCATCGGCATACGTTGCTGTAACTACTATAGTATATTGAGTAGAAGCGTTTGGGATGAACCATAATTTCAACCATGCTGTTAGTGGTAATTTTTGATCACCTGGTTGCCGTGTTAAAAAATGTGGATTTGTGATGTATTCCGAAAAAAACGTTTTTCCATTTTCTTCTAAAATGCAGTATTCAGCGGTCGATAACCCGCCTTTGAGAACTGTGATAGTTGTTGAAGCAATTACGGCTCCAGCATCGTCGAAATCGGTTTCAAAACGGCTGCCGTTTGTGTCGATGTAGGTTTCGCCTATTTCAATTGTGAAGTTTGCGGCTAGCTGGTCGTGCTCATACACTTTTGCAGCTGCAGCGGTGAATACCTTCGAGAAATCGTAATTGAAATCGGCATCGAGCAGGGCATGAATGTCGAGTGTTGCCCCTCCGGAGTTAACCGGTACTGACTCGGTCCACGGTCCATAAGGATTCGCACCATCGGTGCTAATGATGTGGAATAGCATGAAATGGTTTGTTTTGCCTGTGGTGGTGGTTGTGGCCACTACGTTTATGGGGTTGCCGCTTAATTGTACTGCGCCCCCGGGAAGTGATACGGTGAAACTCATAGCTTGCTTTTCATTTTCGGGAAAGGTAGTGCAGGAGAAGAAGAGGAGAAAGGACAAACAAAAGCCTATCCCTAACCCTTTCCCAAGGAAAGGGAATAAGCGGTGCAGGATTGAAATCAGGTTTTTCATATTATGAAAATTGTGAGGTTTTGATTGAGTCCTGATAATCTGATTCAGATTTGAATATCTCGCGAGTATTGATGTTCGATTTTACCCCATCCTTATCGAGTTTTTCTAAAAAATTAAAAACACCCTTCATGATCGCTTTGGTTTCGGAATCGTAGCTGCCGGAATAGTCAGAGCCGGATTCAGCTGATGAGGATCCAGAAGAGGAAGCAAACCCACCTGAAGATTTCCCTTTGCCGGGTAGCAAACCTTTTGATGCCATTGCCGCGGGAAGGTTGATACTGGCCGCTGTGCCGTTTTTCTGGGCAAAATCGATGATATCAAGGACCGGCCGGACGGTAGGGTTATTGACCGATTCCTGGGCGTTGATGAATTCTCCTTTGTGATAGATTCCATCAGGATCGTACTTTCCGCCTGGATTGGCGAAACCACCTGCTGCTTTGCCATTTCCAATATTCTTTTTAACCTGGCCCTCTAGAGCTGAAATACCAGCGTACATTAAACCCGATACAACAGCGAATTTGGCCATACCCGCAATTCCCCATGTAGCGGCTGATTCACCGGATGCAAGGGAAAGCCCAAGTATTTGAGCAGCCCAAACTGGAACCATATTCTTTAATATCTGGAGAGACATTAATATTAATGTATTTCCAAATGTTTGATATTGATCTGTTGAACCATCGATTGCAGATGTGATATAATCAGTCATGACATTTCCAATCATTTGAATTGTATCGGCTTGCTGTTTTTGTTTAGTGGTTAACTTATCGAGGGCAGACGTAGCATCAGATTGTTTTTTTGCCGCCACACCCATTAACTTAGATGACTCAAGTAATATTTCATTAGTTTTTTGAGTTGCATCTTGATTTTGAAGCATCGCGGGAGCAGCCTCTTTTAATGCTGCTGTGTATTCATTCTGTTTGTCAATTATTTGTGATTGAAGTTCAATTTTCTTCAATTCATCGGGTTCCATCTGATCTTTTAACCGAAGATAAGCCAACTCTGAAGCCAACATCCGGGCTTTGAATTCTTTATCAAGGTCTTCTTTATCGGAATAATACTTTTTAAGGTTAAGTATCTCATTGGCATGGGCAGTTTCAAGGGCTTCGAGAGCTTTCTTATTAGCAGCCTCGTAATCAGTAACTGGTTTTGGTTTTGTTGGATCGGCCGGGTTAGTTGGCTCGGTTGAAGCAATTACAGTGCTGGTAATGGTTTTATTTTTATTCTTATCGACAATTCCCTGGAGCGCTTTGATGGCATCTTTGTTTTCGACGATTGCCTTATTGGCCCTTTTAGCAGCTCCGGCTTCAGACTCCCACCACTTTGTTTTTTTAGTCTGAATATCAATTTCTTTGTTCGCGTTCGCTGTGCGCAAATCGTCTATTTTCGCTTGAGCTGCCTTTATCAATGCCTGTTTCTCGAGATTGGCTATATAGGCTTCACCGGCTTTGGTGAGATCTTCGGTAGTGCTCTTTTCTATTGACAGGTTTCCAAAGTATTCGGGAGATATTTTGTTGAGTTCTGCCAAAGCGGCCTTCCGTTCATCAAGGCTTTTCTTTTCGTCTTTAGCAACAGCCAGCAATTCCTCGGTTTTTACTTTTTGCTCTACAATATCACGCTTTGCCTGTTCAGTGACATCGTTTACAGCTTTTTGAGCTACTGTTTGCGCGTTCATGTGTTTGACCAGCAAAACAGTGCCTGCAACGAGGAGCATAATAAGCGCAATAACAGCACCAATTGGATTAGCTTTTAAGGTATTGTTCCACAATTTTGTAACAATTTCAGCAATCGTTATTTTACCTGTAGCAACTGCAACGGCTGTTCCCCATGCTTTTTGCGCTGCAGAGGAAGCTTTTGTCCAAATTGCATTAAGCTTTAATTCTCTGTTACTGAGAATCAATTCAGTATTGTTTAATTTTTTCTTAATTGTATTTACTTGCAATGCGATAGTGTACGCGGCAATAGCCCCGGCAATTAGGAGAATTTCAGTGCCATGTTCTTTAAATAATTTAATGAGCGCTGACAATCCTTTTATGAAGTAAGTAACCCCGTTAGTGCTTACTAACATAGCCGGAGAAAGGTTTTCACCAAGCTCACGCGTCATCAAAGCCATTTCTTTTCTCGACTTATCGAGTTTAGCCTGAGTTGTTTCGTTTTTAATGTTGAACTCGTTGGTGAGGGATGTTCCTTTTTCAAACTCCTGTGATGAAAGAGCTTGTTGCTCCCTCAGTGTTTGCGTGTTGTTCGACAAAACTCCCAAAACAGAAATAGAACGCTTTCCCTCCAGTCCAAGGCCGTCGAGCTTGTTTGCCATTTCTGATAAGCCGCCATTGTTGCCTTTTAGCCCTTCGAGAAATTTCAAAAAAGCTTCGTTCGAATCGGTTTTGAGCAACGTATTGAAATCTTTGATCGATATACCTGCAATTTCGGCATACTGACCGGGAGACTTGAACATATCTACCAAAACTGCCGAAATAGTTGTACTTGAGATTTCGCTTGTTTGTCCAAACTGGTCGAGGGTGGCGCCCAACCCCATTATCTGATCAATTGACACATTCGCGGCAGGGGCAACACCTGCCATACGTTTGGTAAATTCGACAATATAGCCTTCATTGGCTGTACTGGCAGCTCCTAAGCTGTTGATTGCCGATCCAACTTTAAGCATCGATTCCTCCATGCCGTAATTTTCCTTTAGGTGGAAAATGTCGGTTAGTTTTCCAATGTCATTAATTGACTCTTCAATATTCCCTCCCAAATCCTCTGTAAGTGCTACTGCAATTTTATCGGCTGCTTTTACAAAACCTTCAACATCTTCCTGTGCCGAAATACCTAATTTACCGGCAACTTTTGCTAACCCCAAAAGATCTTCCTGCGCTGTGCGTGTATCAACCTGCTGTAATGCTTGATCAAGTTCAATTACTTGATCTTTTGCAAGCCCCGTAGTTTTTTGTACATCGGCAACATCATCGGTAAATTCAGCATAAGCACCTGACGCTTTTTTAAAGCCCATAACGGCGCCCGCCAGCGAAGCCGCCCCAGCTGTGATGATGCCGAAATATTTATTGAAGCCATCACCAACCCGTGAGATCCACGATTGCTGAACCTTCATTTCGTTGTTAACCCCTGCCAATTCAGCCTTGAGTAATTTTGCCTGAGTTTTCAATGCGCCGTAGCCAGGATCCTGACGGCCCATGCGTTTCATTTCGGCATTTGTTTTATTGAGCGCTTTGTTCAGATCGTTGATGGAGGCGCCGGATAGGTTGTCGAGCACTTTTTGAACGTCGAAGGTTTCTTTCTTCAATGTGTTCATTGAAGAATTGACCCCTTTGAGTTCTTTCTCAAGCTTTTTCATTGTCACATGATCTCCAGCCTGACCAGCTTCTACAATTGCTTGCTTTAGCTGGTTTGCTTTTGTTTTGAGCATGTCGATAACCCCTTCGGCCTGTTTGCCATCGAGAAATACTTGAGCGGTTGCGCGTTCGTTTGCCATTGCTGTAAGATTTTCAGCAATGTAAGAAGGTGATGGGGTGGGGAAAAGGACACGCCGTCGCCTACGGCTATGGCGTGCAGGCACAAAAAAGCCCCGGTGGAGTGCCAGGGCTTAGGTTTATGAAATTATATTACTTCTTTCGCTTAAAGGTCATGATTGTTGCTGTTGATTCTGCTGATTTTGGAAGGAAGCAAAGAAATTCCCAATCATACTTATACATATAATTCATTAATAACGTGATGTTTGCAAATTTTTCTTTTTTGTCATTGCTGTCGATAAATGACCAAGGCAAATTGTTGTTGAAAATTACAGTATGATTTGAAACTAAACCTCCTGTAACAAAAATAACATTGATATATTGACTTGAATCTAATTTCAAATCAATAATATCACCTTTTTCCGACTGTATTCGTTGGGAAAAACAAAAAGTTGGCAACAAAAGAAACAGGAATAATAATTTTTTCATAGTGGTTTATTTAATTGGTTTAGGGAGCAATTTAGAAAAAAATTAGGAAAGGTCTACTAAGCTTTTGCAATTTCAATGCTTTCAACAATTGCCATGATAGCTGCTTTGCTGTATTTTTCCGCCAAAATCTCACCAAGCCTTTTTACCTGTCCAAAGAAAACCGTATTGTACCAGGGCTTAGGAGTACGGCCACTTTGAGCAACTTCAGCAACGGTAACCCCACGACCTACACCCATATCGATGAATTTGCCGTAGTATTCGAATGCGAAGATGATGCGATCTACATTGCCATTTGCCTGTGTAATAATTTCTGAAGTAAAACTGCGAAGCAATTGTCCGGTATTGTTGATCCCAAGCCTTACGATCTCAAGCTCCCAGCGCTCAATAACATACTTAGCCCACGCTTCAACGGTTTGGGTTTGCTCCATTATGGTCCGGGATTTGGTTCGGGTTCAGGATCGACCATGTTAAAGTTTTCGTCGCGCATAAGGTAGCTAAACGAATAGCCATGCAAGCCATCGGCAATGGGGCCAATTTGGGAATAGTCGATCCGGGAGAAGTCTATTCCATAAAAGGGATCGCCAAAATTAACAGCCAACGGTTTCATTTTCGAAAATAGCTTGAGTGCAGCCTTTCTGCATATCAACAGTTTTTCTTTTCGGCTTGAGCTACTGCCGGCTGTTGGACGATCGAGAATGAAGAATGAGAAATACTTGCTGTCGAGATTTCTTCCCTCTAAAGAAAAGAAGCCATTGCCATCATCTTCAACAACAATTAAAGGTAGCTGAAGCGATCTGAGTTTCTCCTGGAGAATTTCTTCAAGCTCTCCAATACCTGAAGCCCGGTGAATCTGTTTGATTTCCGGGACATTTGTCAAGATTTTCTGTATTTCAGTGTATTGATCGTACATTATTGAATTGTTACATGATTAATTATCCAAATAAATGTTCTCACAACTAGTATAATAACACTAATAAGTCCTAATAAACCAAGAAATAAGCCCGCAAATACGTGCCATTCTTTTAGATCGCCTAGCGGTTTAAATCCATCCATTATTCCTGTGATTTTTTGGCAAAAAGGTTCAATTGATAAAGAGCCTCATGAACGTGTGTCTTCAAGATGATTTCGTTTTTGGTGATGTCGCCCTGGTTTAGGTTCGACAATAGGTTGAGAATTGACTCATCGGGAGGCATTGTGGCTCCGGATCCACCACCTTCGAAAATGTAAGGATATTTGTTCATGATCCATTTCTTTACTCCAGTATACCAGAGATAAGTAGCAAAAAGCCGGTTCATTTGTGTAAACCTGAAACGACTGGACCGCCCCGCAACTTTTGAAGAATCGAATGATTCTTTTGCTTTATGATAAAAAACAGCCGTAAGCTGTCTCAGGTATTTACGTTGACGGGTTGAAGCATAAGCGCCATAAAGGTTATCGGCAAACAAATATTGCTCAAGGGTGCAATTGTATAGCCGGTAATCGGAAGCCTGGTAACGTCCAATCTTTGGAAGGCAGTGAAACAGGGTGATATCTTGCTCAAGCCACTCGAATTTTTTTACCATCGATGCGAAAATGTTGGCTGAAATGGTGAAGGGCCGCTTCCAGTTCATTTGAAAGATGTACGATTTGAAGTTGTGGCCGTCATCGGTCATTATAAGGGTGTAACCCTTTTTCACACGTAAACCGTTAAGCCTGAGAAAAACCTTTGTGGTGAAGGATTTCTCATAGTTAGGACGTAAAGCAATACTGGCAACTATCAGCAGTTGTTTGGGTGTGAGCTTATCCCAAGCCTCGACCGATTTCAACATTATTTTTATCATAACGGGGTTCTGAAGATTGATCCTGAATTTTCGGTTGTTGTTTGAGCCTGAATTGTGGCATAGAGAGCGCTTGTTTTGAAAGTAGGGTAGTTATCGGGAGTTGTAGTGATGACTTTGCGAACGCGCATAAGGTAAGAGGTAGCTGATTTTTCTTCACCAATGGTGAAAAGTGCAAATGCAAACTTGAGATGAGGGAGAATTGATTTGTTGTCATCGGTGAGATCTTCATCGCGGATTTGTTCAATTATTTCATCGTTTAGTTCCTGGCTGATGACCGGGCAAATACGGAAATTAATAGCCTCCAGCATCCGGGGTTTTGCTTTGATGAAATCTAACCGGTTGCCAGTAAATGCTGCATAACCACGAAATTCGCGCAGTGTTTCGATGTAGGTATCAGAAAGCAGCGTGTAGGCAGGTGAACCCTTCCAGTCCTCATGATAAGTGTCGGTTTCTTCGAGGTAGTCAATCAATTCCTCAATTGCATCGCTGAGTTTCTGTTGGGTACCGGCAATGAGTGCTTTTACCCTTTCCGGTGATGCCGGAGCAATCTTATCGGTGCGTGTAACTCCGAAACCGCTCTCAGTTTGAATAAGGTCCAGGAATGGAATACAAGCGATGTACCCTTTTGCAGAAACAACAGCCTCAGCCCGCAATACCAGGGCTGAATGATCGGCAGGAGTTTCACCACCACCCTCAGGAGCTTCAGGAGGTGTTGAAGTGAGATCCTTGATTACTTCGTATAGGTCTGATCCGAGCAGTTCACGCTTGATATAGTTATTGGCATCGGCCATATAGGTCGAGTATTTGTCAAACTCACCCGATACGATTGTCGGGATGTGACTTTTTAAGGTGTTTATGTTATTTACCAGCATTTTCTTCTTTTTGAGCAGTTTGAATTACAGGTTGTTTGCCTGATTTATTATCATCAAGCGTTGTGAACTCGAAATCAGGTATTTTGAAAACGATGTCGTTACCCCAGTTGTTGAAACGCCTGATCAGGTGAAGAACGCTTAGGATCTGATCGCGATACACAGCCATCAAACCTACTTTCATCATGAAACGCTCACGGGCATCCGAGCCTGACAACGAGCCTGAATCTTTCGGAGGGTTGCCGATCAGCGGTTGATGCACCTGCATAGCATACGAAACGATTGAAGCGGCTTCTTGTGAATCGGCTATAAATTCACCACCTTTCATTGAGTTAGGCACTTCAATAATTTCGATGAATTTTTCTTCAACAGAGCCATTTGCAGAGGGCACCATTTTTTTCAGCGCAGTAATTCCCTTGCCTGCATTTTCTTCACCAGTCAGGAAGTTTTGAAAGTTGGTATTTTCCTGCAATTTTCTGGTAGCTACAGCCTCTTTGTCATTGATATCTATATTTTCATTTTCAAAAAGTTGTTCCCAATATTTTTCTGTCAAATAGATGATGTAACGAACTCCCAATTGATTTTTCATCAATGCCTTTTTAAAGTTCGGAACCATCATTAAATAATCGTACCAACCACTTAGGAAAATTGACCACCAATAAGCACGCTGATAATATGACCGACCAGGAGTAGAGAAGGAAACAGGCACAATGAAGCGATAAGGTACATCCCCTCTTTTTTCAATTCGCTGCTGCAGGTCATGTAATGGGTTATAACGGTCAAGAACATCTGTTTCTGTGATGTCATCTTCAGTAGGTGAATTATCCCACTTTCCACAATAGAAGTGTTTCATTATCCGACCTGTATTCTTATCCATACTTTGCCAGCGACTGAATGCCGCCTCTTTTGCTCGTAAGGAAACAATTTTAGAGTAGTCTTTCGAAAGGATGATTTCGGGGTATACATTGAAAAAGGTATGCATATCAGTGAATGACTCAAGGGCAAACAGATTGATGTTGTTGTCTAATAGAAAGTCGTATATCTCACCTTCCTCAATTTCCTCATAAGTAGCATCCTTACCTTTGCCAATTTTCCTGAATGCTTTGATACCCTGACCATAAGCCGCCATGATGTTGAATTGCAAGTTAGAGCCAACTACCTCACACTTCTCTACCTTAGCAATTACCTGCTGTGGCATATCGTTGTTGACTCCATTTGGAACTATCTTCTTATACTTACCTACATCAATCGTACTATCAGGCTCATTGAATGCCTCAATAGATGGTGTCTGAATGATGATTGCCTTAGCCTCAGGTAAGTAAGTTGTATTGTTTACTGTTAATATATCCATTAGATTGAGACCTCCTGCCCGTTGTACTTAGTTATAGCTTTACGTGTAAGCGTTCTTATTTCTCCACTATCACAGAACTTTACATTCATTGTAGTTCCTTCAGAGTGCCAACTTGTGCAAATACACCGTTCACCAATCAATACTGATCCGTCTTTTTCAATATATTCAAAAGAGAATTCGCCTTTCTCTACAAGCTTATGTAAGTCAGATGAATGTACCATATTCTTTTTTGATCGAATGTAGTAAGGTAATTGAGGCAGGAAAAGGACAGAGAATAGGAATGCTATCGCATAAGATCACTATAACGAAGCCCCTTGTTTTGTTTGAAAATGGCAATTGCCATATCAATATGGAATGCTATCGCATGAGATCACCATAACGACGACTGCCGAAATTTTGGCAACCGTCAGGCATATTTCGAGAAAAACAAAATAGGCAATTGCCAAACTGGGACAGGGCGGGGCGGGGTCTTATTAGACAGAAGGGGAGAAAAAGCCCCTTAACCCCCAAAAAAAATAATGAAAATCAGATTATTATAAAAAAATTCATGCGAGGGATGCGATATTTTGAACGATCCCTACATAAGATGAATTTTTAGTCAAAAAATATTTTTCTGTTCAATGTTGATTTTGATGTTACTATACACATAGTTTATTTATGTTAATATACAGTAAGTCAGTTATTTGAGTTTGTTTTTTGTTTGGATATTTAGTAATTTAGTGTAACGATTTAAGGGGGTGACCGCCTCCAAAATTGAAGTTTAACTGTAAAATTCAAAACAAATGAGTAAAGAAAATTCAAAAGCACCGTTAACGGTTGCGAAAGGGGTAAACAATGCCCAGGCTGAAACAGCCAAAGAAATAACTACACCCGAAGTTCCAAAATCATTGGAAGAACTCCAAAAAGAAAACGAGGAACTAAAGCAGAAACTTTCTGTAATTCCTTCAGACCTAGAGAATAAAATTCAGTATTTCAATAGAAAGAAAGATTTGATTAGAAAACTTGCAGTAATTCAGGACAATAAAGAAAGTATTTTCAAACACCTTGACAACATTGCACAATTAGCAGCCGCAAACGATTTCTCTAATGAACGTTATTTCATTGTTATTACCGATAAAGAAAACTATAGGGACAATGAAGTTTTCAAAATTGCTAATCCGGTGATTGTTGGTGAAGTTCTTTCCTTTATTTTGGGTAGGATTGAAACAAAAGAGGAAGCAATTAAAAGAGAAATTGAAGCTTAAAACAATTAAAGCGGAGGTGACCGCCTCCGCTTTCTTAAAAACTTTTAGAATGTTTAACCCTAAAAATTCAAAACAATGGATAAAAATACAAAAAATACAAGAAAAGAGCAATACTTAACCAACCGTAAAGGATTGATCGCTATTTCTCAAACATTGCGATTACTTGTAAAAGAGGGCGCTATTGACAGCGTTAACGAAGGTTTAAAAGATATGTATATGGAACAACACCCCGACATTGAGGAGTTTAAAACCTTTGGACAATGGAAGCAGGAAGGCGCAACCGTGCGAAAAGGTGAAAAGGCTTTTATTATTTGGGGACAACCCCGACAAGGTGAACAAGTACCAGAAGGAAGCAACGAACCCGAAGAATACAAGTACTGGCCTATCTGTTACCTGTTTGCAAATACTCAGGTAATTACAGCCGATCAGATGAAAGAACACCGTGAAAAGGTAAACAGACCAGAGAGCGCAGCCATACCCGCCCGGGAACTGGCAACGATTGATGATTATATGTAAAATATTGAAGTTTGCAAACTTGATGGCTTAGTTTTCTTTCCCTTTTCTTTGAGAATGTGCCGATAATCTGAAAGAACATAGGGGGTTTGATGTTGGACCTTACCAACCGCAAAGGGGAGGCCTTGTGCCTGGCCCCGGCGCTTGGATAAGGAATTCGCGCTTCAGTACCGTACCGGTTCTGTTTTTATTCTAAAAATATCTATACGATAGATCAGCGCTCATACAATTTCATTTGATTTGAAACATAAATTCCTCTCCCTTAAAAAACTACACGAAAATTTACTTATTCAAAACTCGCTCGAAAATACTGTGTGTTTTATAACACATCAAATTTGATTTATTATTTTCATTTGCCTATTGTTTTACATCAAATATGATGTTATCTTTACACCATGTTAATAAATTAAAACTGGTCGAGCCAACCAGGATAAACAACCGGGCAAAACAAAATGAAAAATTTAGTTCTCAATTACTTCAATCAAACAGCTTTAGTAAGCAATGCAGAAGAAGCTGTTAATTTCGTAAACAGTTTAAAATTCCGTGGAAATTCTTATCCGTTAGTTTGCAATGATTATTGCAAGAATTTTTTCAATAATTATTTTAATGGTACTGTTGAAATAAAATCAGAGCTTGCAACTACTAACTGTTCGACTACCAGGATCAACGTCTATTCAGCAATGGCTAAAACATTAGAAGCGCATAACATTATTGTGGCTGAAAACAAAGTAAAAGCAGAATTCGAAAAACAACAAAAAGCAGAAAAAGCAGAAAAAGCAGCTTTAGCCGATATGTATCACCAAGAAAAAGGTTGGTATGTAGTGACCTTAGATGTTTTGGTTTCAAAAATAAAAGGCAATGATGGAGTTAAAACATATTCATTCAAAATATTAGCTGATAGCAAAATGCAAGCCTATGAATCAACTATTTCTAAAATTATGAATGAAGGTGTAACTGACAAAAATGTAAGCTTCGTATATGAAGTCAAAGATAGCTGGCGCAGTGCTTTGATTGAATTTGTTGGCACATGGACCGATGAATCAACCTTTGAATATGGTGAAGAAAAATAACAACAAACCGCCCCGGCTAACCACCGGGGCTAACATTTTCAATATGAACATACCAGAAAAATTTAAGAACTATTTTGTGGGAGAAAATAAGATGTTTTTTCCTGATGAAGAATTCATTTTTAAAATGAATTACCCGCGCGTATTTGTTCGCTACTCTCTCGATGATGGCTACTTTGCCGATTTTGATGAGTTCTTTGCGAACATTGCTGAAGTGCAGTACATCGATGGCGAGCGGCCTTCAGAGAAGGAACACATTGCCATAATTACAGACATTTGGAACTTTCTGGCACTAGATGAACGGATGCTTGAAAACGACATGGCAGATATTGACATAGAAGAATGGGAGGAAGATGATGATTAACGAAATTGAATTGCGCGAAAACCGCCGACGTATTGGCCAGCGAATTGAACAACTACGGAAGCAAAAGAACCTGACAGCTGATCAACTTGGAGCTTTATCCGAGTTAAATCAGCAAAACGTTTCTCGTATCGAAAAGGGCCGGTATAGTACCGGAATAGATATTTATTACAAGATTTCGAAAGCCTTAGAGGTAGAATTGAAAGAACTTTTTTAACCCCGGCGGCAACCGGAAGTATTAACATTAATAAAATGAAAATGAATGTATTCGAAGCGAAGCAATTGGCTGTAAAGTGTTACGGCGATTGCAAAACAAAACCGGATGGACCGGTGTACATTGCAGCTACCAACAACGATGCTGTGATAGTGAACAAAGATTTCAGTGAGGAAGGGTGTTACCTGTTCAAGCTGGAGACTATTGATGGTGAAGTTCAGTGTGAACTAGCTTAAATAATGAAGGTCTCCACAGGGCGGCAACCCATAAACGTGGAGACCTCATTAACATTAATTAAAATGTGAACGAAAAATAATTAATAAATTTGAATCATGGAAACTTATTTTGAAGATCAAAAAGAATTATTGAAAACACTTGAAGATTATGTTAGTGAAGCCGTTATAATGATTAGTGACATTTTAACTAAAAATTTTGGCAAGGTTGATTTTTATTTGACGGATTATAATACTATCAGATTTGTGCTTTTAGATGTTGAGTGGGGTAAAGATATGAGATACTCAAGAGATGTTTATATCAAAGCAATTTTTAAGGCGCATTTTAACAATAAGGTAAAAGAGTTAGCTCTACATATTGCTGGAATCATAAAAATGAATATTGAATTTAAAGATAGACTGTAACTTATTTAAAGCTACTACCTCCAACCGCTGAACTAATTAATAATTATTAAAATTGAATTATGGAAACCATTAATGGCAATCAAAATTACACCCCAGAAGAAATTGATAAACATCATATTAATTTTGAATATGGCTTCAAAATGGGTGATTTGTATATAGAATCGGTAAAGCAATTATTATTACAAAAAGAAAATTTGATCATGGACGCGCTTAGAGCTCATCTAAAACGAGAGCCTACAATAAATGATGCAAAGCAAACTTTTTTAGTGAGGCATGTAGACGATAATCCATACATTAATGGATTATACTATAATGAAACTTTACTTGGATACCTTGAAGAACCTGTTTTATCTGATTTCTCTTTTGGGATAACATTAAAATATACTTTTACACCAGTTATTTGAAACTACTACCCCCAACCGCTGAACTTACCCCACTGTGAGGATACAAAATCATTCCAATTACTAACGTATCGAAGGCGTCGGTTCCATCGGTACGATGTTCCAGGCGGCTCTCTTCATTTTCTTCTTTCTTCTCATCAGTCTTATCCTTTTCCCAACCACGACGGCCAATGCGAACACCGGCATGTTGCAAACCAAGTATTAACGCTTCATTATTGGGTTCGTTAATCATTGGCATCTTATATTTCTGACCTTTGAAAGCCTGATCGATCATGGTGTATTTTTCATGCTGCCTGAGTTGCTGGCCCATGTAAACAGCATGTACGCGCCATCCGTTTTTCCCAAACTGTTCTTTTATAACCGTTGCAAAATCTTCCTCATTCACAGCGTAGTTGCTTCCAAGTGCTGTATTGTCGTAGTAAAAAACAACTTCCCTGGTTTGATGGTATTGGTAGTAGTCACAGAAGTCATCGACCAGCTCCCGGAGCTTTCGTTGATACTTTACGTAGAACGATTTGATGACCTTTATTTTCGTTCCATCGGCCTGACCGGCTACCAACCAGTTTATATTGCTATTGTAGTCGAATGCAACGCATATAGGCTTCTTTGGATCAAGATCGCCATCCTGCCGGCATTTAGCTTTCCTCGCCTTGTCAACGTCATATTCAAGGCTTTTGAGGTAGGTATTATCGAAAGCCTTGTACAGATGGTCATCAGTCAGCGATGGGTAGAAGCCATCCTTCAACTTCCCAGGGCGCATGCAAAGTATGGAGGTGAGGAATACCAGCGGAGGAAGATCGCGCTT